AGGAGTACCTGCTGTTGAGTTTGCAGCGTCTCCGCCAGCATCTTTATTAACACCACTACCAATTGCACTACCAAGAGCGATTGTGATATCAGCGGTAGGAGTTTCCTCCCAAACGATGAATCTATAATGCACTCCATCTAAGCCTGTTGAAGCTGTAGGCAGTGTAATTGAGAACGCGCCGTCTGCAGATGAACACATATATACTTTACCACTATCAGCATTTGTTAAAGTAACTGCTGCTGTTAGGTGTTCTACGTGTTTTCTGTAGTCGCCTTGTCCACTATTAACTTCTAAATACGAACTTCTCATCTTATATGCCCTCCACGTTGTAAAGCGCGTGAACTTCTGGTAATGTGATTTCAAGACCTGCTTCTGTAAGAATCATATCTTTTCTTAAATCCTCATCTGCACTTTGTACATTTGTTTGGATTTGAGTATCACGATTAATACCATTTCCTACTAATGGTCTATATGCCAAGTTAGACATATCGGCCATAAGCATCATTCCACTAGCCATACCTCTGAATAGAGGCTCTTTAACAAGATATAAGCTACCGTGAATTGTATTGATATTAAGTAGTTGGTGCCCGAAAGCTCCATCTGCTTTATCAAAGTTTATTCTATAAGGCATATTGCTAGCTGAGCCAACAGATGCGTCTAAGAAAGCACCATCGCCTAATTTGTTAAAGAATGTTATTACTGGTAAAGAAGCTAAAACAAGTCTTTCACTTGCTCCGCCTCTTGCTGGGTCAAAAATTACTTCTAAGTCAGATAGTAATCTATCGTAAGTTAACTCAGCTTGAGCAACACTTCTGTAGTATGCACTACCAGAAGAGTAGCTTAATGCTGAATCGTCAGCTGTTGGGTTGACATTTTTTACGATGTGTCCTACTAGACCTTCAGTATATTGAACGCCGTTTACACGTGCGCGTTGTCCAAAGAGCATAGCTCTTTCGATGTCCACTTTGTGTTCACGGAGTTTTTGAGCCCAAATGCGATCAAATTCATTAGCGTAACCACGATGACGTGTTGCTATAGCTGTGTTAGTTAATTCACAAGCTGTTTTAAAGATTTGAGTGTACCCATAATCGTCATCTAATGTATCTGAGAATGTGTCAGGTGAACCTGTTCCTTCAGCAAATGATGTACCAACAATTTGGCAAGCATCATTATTTGATAGAACATTATAACCTGAAACATTAGAATTAGATACATCAATAATTCTACCGCTAAACACAGTAGATGATGAACCGATTGTAGGTGCAGATTCAACTCTTACTAAAGCTTGTGCCCAACCAGCTGTTGAGTCAACAGTATTAACTGCAACTACCATTCCTTTTGTAAGGAATGAAATTGCACTACCTGATCCGTCATCAACAGTTACATCATATGTATTGTTCGCTGATACAGCACTTCCGCCATTAACATTAGCTGCTAAACTAAAGTTACGTGAAGTCCAGTTTGTTACTGTTCTGTTTTCTAAGAAACGGAAAACAGGGTCATCCACTGGATTCTTTGCAACTTTATTTAGGTAGACGAAAAAAGGTGACTCCTCTGGCATCAGTTCTGCAACTCTGTCAGAAAAGTCATACAACTTTCTTTGGTCTGGATTCTGAAATCCGCTAATACTAGTAGTAGAAACGCTAATATCAGATTGCTTCAATGTATTCTGATTGTAAGCCATTTTTCTAGTCTCCTAAAGTTATATTAAATTACTTTGCTAATCTACTACGACTGCCAGCACCTAGGATTCTATCCCAAACTTGATCTACTTCATCCTTCTTAGGGGCATCGCCTCCTTGAAGAACTCCTGCAGATTTAGGGATCGACTGAGCTTTTTCAACTGCTTTTTTACTTACATTCTCTTTACCACCACTGCCAGAGCTTTCCTTCCATACTTTTACTAAAGTATCTAAAGGTAAATCTCCTCTTGGAGTAGTAGCAAATTGAAGAAAGTCCTCAGCATCTCTCTCAGACATTTTATGTTTTGCCTGTAACTCGTTTTTTAAGTTGCTAACTGCCATAGCCTCCTGTAGTTTTCCGAGTTCACGATCTACAGTTTCGTGTACAAGTTTTTGCTCATTCGCCACCCTCATTTTATAAGATGGTGAATCTTTCTTGTAATAAGCGTCCCAAGGGTCGAAAGCATCAGAAGCAACTTCTTCTGTACTCTCTAAAGATTCTCCAGACAATGTCTTCTCTATAGCACCAACCAATTCTGGGTTTTGATTTAAAGCATCTCTCAATTGATTCATCTCTTGAGCGTCTCTACGAAGGTTTTCGTAGTCAGCAGCTTTTTTATCATACATTGATTGAAACTTTTTAGATTCAGTTTCCCAATCAACTTCAGTAGGCATTTCATCAACGCCTTCTGGTTGTTGTTCAGGTTCTAAAGAAACAGAAACATCTGTATCTTCAACCCCTTCAACTATTGGGTCTTGTCCTTCAACCTTTTCATTCTCATTTGCCATTTTCTCTCCTTCCCTGATTTCGTATTACGCATAACCAGGATACTTTTCTGTTATTTGCTGTTCTCGTCAGACTGTAGTTTCATATTATCAATTGCAGCTCCTAATTCTAGTAACTTCTTGCTCTCTTTAGTTTTTTCCATTTGGAGAATTTCATTTAACTGAGTCTTGAATTTTTCTGTTTCTACTCTCTTACGAGCACCAACAGTTTCTCTTTCAGCCGTTTGAAGATCTCCACTTAGTTTTTTAACTTGAGATTCAAGCTGTCCTATGTATTGCTGCATTTGAGATATTACACTCTTTCTTTGAAGAACACCTTCTTTGTCAAAGATCTCACTCTTCTTTAAGACCTCGACATCATCTACCAAGCCAAGTTTATAAGCTTCAAGGTACATATTGTATTCTGCAACCTTGTTACTCGGTAAAGTTGAACCTGATATTATTCTAATATCGTGTTGACCCAATGTTAAATCATTCTGGATCGCCACAAATTCTTGTGTTTTATCATCATAAAGCCTATTGTTAACTGTAAATTCAGTTAAGTCGTTATTAGGCTGAACAATTCTAAATGTTTTTTGATAATCATAATGTTTCTTAGCAAGATTATAAATAACCTGACCAACCTGAGCTAAGCTTGACTCTACATCTCTTAGCTTTGATTTTCCTCTTGACTCTCCCATCTCTGATAAAAGCATTGTGCCTCTAACTGACTCTGGAGCCTGGTCTTTAAATCCTTGCAATAATTCAGGAATACCAAAATTTAAATCTATATATTTTTCCACCCTATCAATTAAATAATAAAACTCACTTGTTAAAGGAGCTGGTTGCGGATAGTGAGGCTCACCAAATTCCGGATTATATTCAATAACCGCATTTGGATTTGCCCAGTCTTTTTCAAGTTGACTGACACTATCAACACTGCCTTCAGGTATTAATAATTTTAAACCTGCAGCAGATTGAGCGTGCGACAAGGTTAAAGAAAACAACTTATTTAAAAGTCGTTGAGAATCTTTAACCTTGTTCACATCTGACTTTGGATAGGGAGTATTAGTCCAAATATTCGCAAATGGAACAATTGGGTAGATATCAGTGTTTAAAACACGCTCAAACAATAATAAGTCTCCTAATGTTGAACATTGAGCAATTCTTTCTTGCATAACTTCGATGATTTCAATAGCACCTGTTTCTACTGCCATTTGAGTTTGTTCATCTTGCATTGCAATAGAATATGTCTCTTCGTCCAAAATCTTTTCACTACCACTTGAAGTATCAAACAATCTATAAAAAGGAACTCTTACTTTATAAAACCTATCTAATATTTGATATTTTTGTGTAGTATTATAATCTAAATTCTTTGCTTCTGCTGGAGTTATTATATTGCTAGAGTTCTTTAAGTTAGATGTAGGATAGTCTTCTCCATATAAAGAATTATCTCCAACTTGAACATCATCAATATTTTCTTCTAATTGTGGATATAAATCCAACAATTGTTCTTTTGTCAAGAATGTAGAAAGTATTATCCCTGAAGCATCTTGAAAAAATCTATCTCTTGAAGCAGGATCTACATAAACACGGAATGGATCAACATCAGTATATTTAACTTCTCCTTTTCCGTAATCTGCTTCAGGGTCTACATATACATACATATATCCAAGACCCGCTACAGCATAATCGTGAACAACCTGTTTAAATACAGTATCACCTTTTGATATATCCCAAATATATTCCAAAACAGTCTTCCAAACATTGGAAAGTTTGTTGTCAGAATCTTCTCTTCCTATTGCACTAAACCTTGCAGGCTTAGCTGTTAAAAGAGATTTAAGTTTATCAACAGCAGCATAAACCCTGTCTATAACAAAGTCTGCTTGACCAACTGCTTGTAAAGCATTTGACTCATCTGCTGTGTAGTGATTACCTAAAACAAAGTCTACAGCATCTCTAGCTTCTGTATCCCAAGTTGTTCTTGCATCGCTCCATCTTCTAAATAGTTCCCTATTTATCTGAGCTTTGCTCTTATTTTCGTCTTCGTAAGCGATAGTATTCTCCCAATTTAATTTTTATATTAAAAATAACTCTTTTAAGCTATCTTTGTCAATACTTTTATTAATTTTTTTGTCCAGTAATCCAAGATATAGTTTGAGATACTATACTTTCTTCTTCTTTTGAAGATATATTATTAAAGTCTGAAACTTCCATTGCAGAACTCTTAGGAGGTTTAGCTGTACTTACTGAATACCATAAACCGTCTAACAAGTCATCGTTTCTACCTTTTGGAAATTGAAACATTTCTTCAACTAAATCTACGTGTTCTCTTTTTATAAAGAGTTTTCTAGTATTTACTATAGGACATAACAATGCTTCTATCCTATCTTCTTTTTTAATTCCTGAAGGAGGTCTAACTCCTTGAGCTAATCCAGGAGCTAATCTTCTGTCAGATCCAACTAACTGATTTACATAATCTTTAATAACTCCTTGAGCTCCAACTTTTTCAACATTGACTCTCCTTACAGGGTGATATTGTTTTGCTATATCTACAATTCTTTTAGGCATATCATATAAAGGAGATCTTTGTCTGTAATAATCTATAACATATATATTTCTTTCTTTATCTATACCTATTACCATTATTACTTGATAATCACTTTTAGAGTTTGCTTCATATGCTAAATCAACTCCTATATAAACATTTATTGGTATTGCTGATTCATCAACAAGCATATAATTAAAATTGTTTCTAGATTCAATAGATCCTTTATAATAATTAATTCTGTCCAATATAAATTTTGCAGAGTCTAAATCCCTTGCTTCATTTAAGTATTCTTGAGCAAATTTATGAACAAGACCCATATCAGAGAATCTTCTTTTTATATCATCTAATTTTTTTGCAGTAAAATAACTAGGCCACAAAGGAAGTCCATCTTTTATAGCTTTTTTAAACATAACAGTCCAAGCATATTCTCTTTCTTCTTTTTTAGCTGTTTCCCATCCATCATATATACTTCTTTTCTCTCTCTTCCT